AGTTAACATATGAATAATTTCTTCACCTTTATGAGATTCACTAACTTTATCTAATTCATCAAAATATATAACAGGATTCATACATTTACTTTCAATAAGAATATCTATAATTCTTCCCCAATGAGATCCTTCATATGTATATGAATGACCTTCGAATATAGATGAATCTGATTGACCTCCTAATGCAATAAATGAAAATGGACGACCAATAGCTTTAGATATACCTTCTTTCACTAATGTAGTTTTACCATTACCCATAGGTCCTTGTAATGCCAAAACATTTCCTTGAGACATAGGATTCTTTATCCATTTACCAATTACTTGTAATATATGTGTTTTAGCATCACTATGTCCATATATAGATTGATCTAATGTTGATTTAGTATTTAATATAAAATCTCTTTTTTCTTCTATAGTATTTTCATTATTAATAGGTAGATTAACATATTTATTAAAAGGAATAGATATTAAACCTGATATCCATTTATCCATTTTAGAATATTCTCCTGTAGATACATCCATTTCACTTAATTTATCAATATTTTTAATAGCGATTGCTTTAGTATTTAAATCCATATTAGATTCATATATCTTGAATTTTAATGGCATATTTAAATCATTTATTTCACTAATTTTTTTAATTTCTTCTAATAAATTTTCTTTTTTATCTTTTTCTAATTTATGAAAATAATTAATATTTTCATCATCATCATAATCCATAGTATCTTCAACTTCCATAAATGCTTCATCTAATTCATCATAATCAGATACATCTGAGTCATCACCTGAATCTTCATCATTATTTTCTGTTAAAGGACTTGAAATTATAGTTATATTAGATTCAGATATCATATCATCTGATTCTTCTAATTCTTCTAATTCATTATCTAATTCTTCTAATTCATTATCTAATTCAATATCAGATTCATCATTTAAATCCAAATTAATTGGTTGATTATTAGGTATTTTAATAGTTTTCATAGAATTATTATTCATCATATTCATTAACATATAAGATAAACACATTTCACCAATTTTAGAGTTACCTTTATTTCTTCTACTCTTTTTCATTTTAGGTAATTTAATAAATTTTTTATTTATTTTGATTTTCTTATCATAATTGTAATCAATTAATCCTTTAATATTACCATGTTCATCTACATCATCATTATCATCTAATATTTCAGGATCATTGTCAGTATTATCAGTATTGTTATTTTTATTATTTTCATCAATTAATTTTTTTTGAGAACGTGTTATCATTTGACTCATGTTATTATTAATTATAATTATATTTTTAAATTATAATCAAATTTAAATTTGAAATATTATTATTTATTTTAATAAATAAATATCTTAATTTATTTAAAAATAAGAATATAATATATATATAAATTTGATTTAAAAAAAAGAATATAATATATTATAATTATATATATAATGGATTTATTTGAACCTGAAACAAGAAATATTAAAGGTGTTCAATTTAGTATAATGAGTCCTGAGGAAATTAGGAATAGATCGGTTGTAGAAATTACTAAATATGAAACATATGATAAAGAAACACCTGTTGTTAAGGGATTATTTGATATTCGTATGGGTTCAACAGAAATGGGGAAAGTATGTGGAACATGTCATCAAAAAAATATACATTGTCCAGGTCATTTCGGTCATTTAGAATTATCTAAACCTGTATATCATTATCATTTAATAAATATGATTCCAAAAATATTAAATTGTGTTTGTATTAATTGTTCTAAATTACTTATTAATAAAGATGATAATTTAGTTCAAAATATTCTTAAGAAACAACCTAAAATCAGATTTAATGAAATAAATGAATTATGTTCTAAAGTAAAAAGATGTGGAGAAAATAATATTGATGGTTGTGGATGTAAACAACCCGATAAATATAAAGTTTCTAATATTGAAGGTATTCAAGCTAAATGGACAAAATTAGAAATAGATGATAGTAATTTATCGGATGTTAAATTACAATTATTAAAAATTGAACAAGTTAAATCTGTTTTAGAAAAGATTACAGATGAAGATTGTAAATATTTAGGATTTTCAGATACATGGTGTCGCCCTGAATGGTTGATATGTACTGTATTACCTATTCCACCACCTGCTGTCAGACCATCTGTAAAACAAGATAATTCACAAAGAATGGAAGATGATTTAACTCATAAATTATGCGACATTATTAAGAAAAATCAAGCTATTAAAGATAAATTAACACCACCAAATGGTGATCCCAATAATAATGTTGATATATATGCTTTGGCTTTACAATATCATGTCGCTACATTAATAGATAATGAATTACCAGGAGGTATTAATCCCGCGGCACATAGATCCGGAAGACCTTTAAAAGCGATTAGACAAAGATTAAAAGGTAAAGAAGGTCGTATTAGAAATAATTTAATGGGAAAACGTGTTGATTTCTCAGCAAGAAGTGTTATTACACCTGATCCTAATATTGATTTAGATGAATTAGGTGTTCCTATTAAAATAGCAACGAATTTAACTTATCCTGAAAAAGTTAATATTATTAATTTTACTAAATTAAATGATCTATTAGAAAAAGGTTTTGATATATGGCCAGGTATTAAAAGTATTATTAAACATAATGGTATGACTATCACATTATCTAAAACTAATGTTAAAAATATTGTATTAGAAAATGGGGATATTGTTAATAGAAATTTAATGGATGGAGATTATGTATTATTTAATAGGCAACCTTCTTTACATAAAATGAGTATGATGGCTCATAGAGTTAAAGTAATGAAAGGTAATACTTTTAGATTAAATATTAGTGTTACACCACCTTATAATGCTGATTTTGATGGTGATGAAATGAATATGCATGTTCCTCAATCTATTACATCTGTATGCGAACTTAAAAATATTGTATGTGTTAAATATCAAATTGTATCTCCTAGAGAAAATAAACCAATTATCACAATCGTTCAAGATACATTATTAGGTATTAATAAATTAACTAAATCTGAAAAGATTAATTATATTAATAAATCAGAAGATTCATATTATTACAATGAAAATACAAATATTTATCCTATTAAAAAAGGTGATAAAAAATCTAACACTATTGTAGATGAATCTGCATATTTTAATAAGATTCAAATGATGAATATTATTTGTAATCTATCAACATTTAATGGAATATTACCTGAATCAAGTAGAACATTAAATATAAGTGGTGAAGATATTGAATTATGGTCTGGTAAAGCAATTTTATCATATATTTTACCTAAAAATCTTAATTTAGTAATGGATAATTCTTCATATGATAATAATACTAAAGATGAATTTAATGATCAATTAAATAAAATTGTTATTAAAAATGGTGAATTAATTCAAGGTTGTTTAGATAAGAATGCTTTTACTAAAACTTCCAAAGGTTTAATTCATACTATTTATAATGATTATGGACCAGATAGAGCATCTGAATTTATTAATGATTTACAAAAAATTGTAACATATTTCCTATTAGTAGAAGGATTTTCCGTGGGTATTGGTGATATTATTGCTGAACAATCTGTGAATGATGAAATTACTAATAAAATTCATGAAAATAAAAAACAATTAGATGAATTAATGCAAGAAATACATTTAAATGTATTTGAGAATTATTCTGGATTATCTAATAATGAATATTTTGAACAAAAAGTTAATTCTATATTAAATAGTTTATTAAATGAAACTGGTAAAATTGGTTTAAGAGATTTAGATCAAAAAAATAGAGCAGTAAATATGATTAATTCAGGATCTAAAGGTAAAACTACTAATATTGCTCAGATGGTGGCATGTTTAGGTCAACAAAATGTAGATGGTAAACGTATTCCTAATGGATTTAATGATAGAACATTACCACATTATTATAAATATGATGATTCTTCTGAAGCAAGAGGATTTATTGAAAACTCATTTATATCGGGTCAATCTCCTCAAGAGTTCTTCTTTCATGCCATGGGTGGTCGAGAAGGATTAATTGATACGGCATGTAAAACTGCCGCTACTGGTTATATTCAAAGAAAATTAGTTAAATCTATGGAAGATTTACATGTTGATTATGATTTATCAGTTAGAAATAGTACTGGTTGTATATATCAATTCATATATGGTGAAGATGGTATGGAAGGTATTAATATTGAATCTCAAAGTATTTTAATCAATCGATTAGATACAAATGGATTATGTGATTTATTCCTATTCTCTGATGAAACTAATTGGAACAAAATATTAGAAGAATCAGTTATTACAGATATGAAAAAAAATAATAAATATCAAGATAAATTAAATGAAAGTTTTACAACTATCTTAGAACATAAAGAATATTTATATAATATTAATAATTCATTAGAAAATAATATATTATATCCTATTGATATTAATAGAATTTGTAAAAATAAATGTTCTAATAAGGATGATGTAGATGTATCTAATGTATCACCATTATACATATTAGAAAAGAATAAAGAATTAAAAGAAAAATTATTTATTACAGATATATTTAAAAATAATAAAATTATTCAAATATTAATTGATATTCATTTAAATCCTAAAATATTAATAACTAAATTTAAAATATTAAAAGAAGAATATGATGAAATATGTGAAGATATATCATATTTATTTGAAAAATCTAAAATATCTCCCGGTGAAATGGTAGGTGTTATTGCTGCTCAAAGTATTGGTGAACCGGCTACACAGATGACACTGAATACTTTTCATTTTGCTGGTGTATCTGCTAAATCTAATGTAACTCGTGGTATTCCTAGATTAACAGAAATATTACATTTAAGTAAAAATATGAAATCACCTTCTACAACTATATATTTAACTGATGAATTTAGTACAGATAGAAATAAAACACAATATGTCAAAAATAAATTAGAATTTATTGGATTAAAAGATTTAGTTAAAAATAATCAAATATATTTTGATCCTAATAATAATTTATTTGAAACTGTTGTTGAAGAAGATAAAGAAATGTTATCTATGTATAATGAATTTAATAAAATGCATGGTGATAATGATTTAGAAAATACAGCACCATTTATAATTAGATTTGTATTTGATAAACAAGTCATGATGGAGAATAATATTATCATGGATGATATATATTTAGCAATTATGAAATATTATAATGTAGATGAAAAAATTAAATATTATTTCTCTGATGATAATTCAAAAGAATTAATTGGTAGAATATCTATAGTTGCTGAAATGGGTGGTGATGAACATATAAATGGATTATATGATCAAAGTGATGTTATCACAGTATTCAAAAATATTATGAATGATTTATTAGATAATGTTGTAATTAGAGGTATTACAGATATTAAAAATCTAGTAATCCCTGATAATAAAAAAACTATAAAAGAAGATGGTGAATATATTGATAAAACAGAATATATTTTACAATCTGATGGTGTTAATTTATTAGAAGTATTTAATTCAAAATATGTTGATTTTGAAAGAACATATTCAAATGATATTAATGAAATATATGGAAAATTAGGTGTAGAAGCTGCCAGAAATATATTAATAGAAGAAATTAGTTCTGTATGTGATGATGCTGGAGAATATATTAATAGTAGACATATAGAATTATTAGTTGATACTATGACTAATAGAGGATATTTAACAGCAATTAATAGACAAGGTATTAATAGAGGCGATGTAGGTCCTTTAGCTAAATCATCTTTTGAAGATACTACAGATCAATTTATTAAAGCAGGTATGTTTGGTGAAAAAGATAAATTAAAAGGCGTATCAAGTAATATTATGATGGGTCAAACTATTAAATCAGGGACTGGATTAACTGATCTATTATTAGATGAAGAGAAACTAATTCAAGGTTTAACTGAATTAGATACTATACAAAATGATTATATTGAAGATATTAGTGATAATTTAGATACATTATTAAATGATTCAGATACATTCAACGATGAATATTGTAATGATGATAATTTTGGATTTTCTGTATAATTATGAATGAATTAATTTACTAATTCTATCTCTTATTATTTTTTCATACATTTCTTCAGGACACTTATCAAGTAATTCAAGAGTATCAATTCCTACATTAATATCATCTGATTCATTCATTTCTTCACTGAAATCTTTACATCTTTCATTTAATGATAAATTTTTACTATAAGAATTTGTATTGTCTATATTTCCTTTCATTGATTGATATGTTGGTATTTCTTTACGTAATTCATATTCAGCATCTTTCATTACTTTATTTATATTTATTTTTTTAATTATTCTATCAACTCTTTGTTGTAATTCTTCTTCACTCATAATGTTAGAATATTTTTTAGTTTTGTATGGAATATGTTCTTTTTTATCTTTACCTTCTTGATGATCTATATGATCCACATGATCTTTATCCTCTTTATCTTCATCCTCTTTATCTTTACTCTCTTTATTTTCACCCTCTTTATCTTCATCCTCTTTATCTTCATCCTCTTTATCTTTCCCTTTTTTATCTTTACCTTCTTTATCTTTACCTTCTTTATCTTTACCTTCTTTATCTTTCCCTTCTTTATCTTTCCCTTCTTTATCTTTCCCTTCTTTATCTTTACCTTCTTTATCTTTACCTTCTTTATCTTTACCTTCTTTATCTTTACCTTCTTTATCTTTACCGAAACCCATAAAATCCTCTATTTTATCTAAGAAACCTTCATCTTTATCATCACCTTCACCTTTATTAGGTGATCCAGAATCTGCGGCAGCTCCAGGTGCTCCAGGTGCTCCAGGTGCTCCAGGTGCTCCAGGTGCTCCAGGTATAGTAGGATCCGTTACTGATAATGGATCATTTGGATCACTTATAGTGGTTGAAGTATTATCCTGTGCTATATTTTTGCCATCATTACCTATATTTATAATATTATTAACAGGTGTTTTAGCATCCGCAAGCAAACCGTTTAATTCATCACTATCAGGTTCATCCATAGTTGCTGTCCCATGTGAACTTATTTCACTACTAGGTATATATGATGATGATGTAGATGTTGTTGATGTTGTTGATGTTGGATCACTAGTCCCAGTCGTCGTAGTGGTTGAATCAGTAGATGATGATGTAGTAGATGATGAATCCGGTTTAGTTGAAGAGAATAAACTACTTAAAAATCCAGGCGATTCAGTTGCAGAAGAAGGGACTATCGGTGTTTTTACTCCATCCGGTACTGTAGATACAGGTGCTACAGGTGCTACAGATGCTACAGGTGCTACTGGTGCTAAAGGTGCTACAGTTGCAGTTGCTGATAAAGAAGTAGGGTCTGCAGATATTGATGATGGATCAGTTATTTGGTCTAATGCAATTGTTGAATCTGTTGCTGTCGCGGTAAGTGGATTTCCGATACTAATATCATCTATCAAACCACTACCTGTTCCTGTAACATCTGTATCAGCACCACCTGATTGAGATTTTTTATTCTTATTTATATCTAAACTATGTATTTTCTTTAATAATTTTTTAATTTTAGATTTTTTTGTATTTTTTCTTCTCAATACTTCCAGTGAAAAATATTTAGATAATAATGCTAATCTATGTTCATAAAATATTAATAATTTTATTTTATCTTTTACAGGAATATCTATTAAATCGTCTGCTAAAAATAATAAATTCTTTTTATCAAACTTTAATAATACATCATTAGGTGTTGCACATTTCTTATTACTACTAAATGATATATCACCTGTAAATAAATCAAATAATGATGCAGGTTTTTCTGAACATGTTTGGAGTTTAGATAGAATAATTTGTTTAAATGTTTTATCTGATGATAATATTCTTGATGAATGTCTTAAAATATTTTCTAAATCCCTGATATCAAATAATTTATCCATTAATATCATATTTATTTCTGTTTCAAATCCTTCATCATATAATCTATTATATGTAATAACTGAATATATATCTATATCTAATTTTACATATCTATCCATATTATAATCAATTATATGTTGAAATAATATCTTAATATTTTCACTTAATGATGAATCTAATATTGTTAAATCAATATTACCATAAATATCACTCAAATCTACTAAATTTTTATTCTTATAAATATTAGAAATTATATTAGAGGTTTTTAAATATTTATCACTATCTATAATATTCCGTAATTCATTTAAATCTACCATATGTACATATTTATTTTGTAGATCATTTATAAATATTCCAGTTGTTGGTAAATATTTTATATGATTACTTGAAAACACATTTTGTATTATATGAGTAAGTTTATCTTCTGTTGGACGACCACCCCTTTGTTTTTTCTTAGCTGATTTTTTATTAGTTATTTTCCTATTATTTTTTTTATTATTAGTCATTTTTTTATTACTACTAGACTTTTTCCTCATATTTAGACGTTTCCTTTTTGTTAATTTTCTATTATTAACCATATATATATATTTAAAATATTTTTAATTTTCACAATTAATATTAATTAGTATGTGATTAATATTTCATCGAATTACCATCATATTGATTAAACTCTGATTTTAATATTTCATCTGGTTTTAATATTGGGTCTGGTTTTAATATAGGGTCTGGTTTTAATATAGGGTCTGGTTTTAATATAGGGTCTGGTTCTTGATAAGGGATTAATCTTTTAGCACCTTTAATAGGTGTTTTTATTTGTTTTCCTCGTAATACTTTTTTATTTTTTCTTTTAGATTGTTTCTTTTTAATACCTGGTGATTTTTTAGGTTTCTTTTTAATATCAGGTGAAATTTTAGGTTTCTTTTTTATTGTTTTTTTCTTAGGTTGTCTCTTAGGTATTTTTTTGGATTTCTTTTTTGATTTATTCTTTGGTTTATTTATTTCTTTAAATTTCTTAAAAGTATTCTTTTTTTCAATTATTAAATCTGGTTCGTCATCAATTGATTCTAATATTTCTATATATTTTTCTGTATTCATTAAACTTATATCTGAATCTTCTCCTTTAAGTTCTTTAATATATTGTAATAATTTATTATTTAATCTTCTTAGATCAATACCTTTAGAACTTTTAGGATTTTTTAAATCAATAAATTGTTGTAATATTTCAAATACTTTTCTTTCTAAAAATTTAATTTTTTCTTTATTATCACGATTTTCTTGTTCTAATTTATCAGGATTTTGATTTAATAATACAAATGTTTTCTGTTTTAATAAATCATATTTATGAGCTGTTTTAATTTGTTCCGTCAATAATCCTTCTAATTCACTATCTGTTAAACAAATATTCCCATCTTTAGTTCTTTTAAATAAATCTACTATAATTTTTTTTTCTTTACCCACTTCTTTTTCAACATCTTCTTTTAAAGTTTCATCATCCTCGGTATCTTCTATAACACCCGTTAAATCACCCGGTTTACCCTGTATTACTTTTTCACCATCACCTTTAAATAATCCAAATATTGATTTATCTTCACCATCAGTTCCAAGTAACCCATCAGGCATCATGGAACCAGGTTTGGAGGGGTCTTCAAGCATCTTCTCGCGTAATAAAGATTCTCTATCTAATTCATCTGAATCTTTTAAAAGTTCATCCCTGTATGATTTTCTTGATAAACCACTAGATGAATCATCACCATATTTACTTCTATCTCCATATCCAGAACTTCTACCATATCCAGAACTATCTCTACCATATCCATATCCAGAACTATCTCTACCATATCCATATCCAGAACTTCTACTATATCCAGAACTATCTCTACCATATCCAGAACTTCTATCTCTACCATAACCATATCTAGAATCTCTATCTCTACCATACCCAGAATATTTATATTTCTGCTGATTTAATCCTCTATTTAATTTCTCTATTTCTAAATCATACTTACTTTTATCCAGTGCCTTACTTCTTTGTTCTTCTAATTGTTTAATTCTTTGAGAAAGTTTTTTTTCTTTAGATGAATTTCCAACACCATCATCATCATCATCATCATCACCATGAGACCCTTTACGATTTCTTCTACTTCTCCTTCTATTACCATCATCATCATCATCATCCTCATCATCATCATCATCATCATCATCATCAATAACTATAGGTGTTTTTTCAAGTAATGTATTAATTTCTTGTTTTAGACCTGTTTTTAATGATTCATTTTTTTTTATAATTTCTGTAATATCTTCATTTTGTCCATCATCTACTAATTGATAATTAGTAATATTTTCTAATTCTTTCTTTAATTTTTTATTAATTCTCCCACCACCTTGAGCATTCTGATACAGATTACCTATTACCCCCAAACCCCTATTAGAAAATATTCTATTTAACCTTAAATCCCAATAACCTTTACTTGTAAATCTATTTGCCAATGTAAACGGTGTATTTTTAGTATGCCATTTAGCAATATCTTCGCCATCTTCAGATGTAATCAAATCACTCTCGAGACTCCACTTCAATTCCTTACCGGAGATCTTAAATTTACCATTAGGCATTCCTAGATCTAAATCTATTGATCCTACCTCTGCTCTACTATTAATTTCCTTAACTGTATCCTTAACATTGCCTGATTCCAAATTAGAACTTGAGGGAGAAAATGTGTATAATAATCTATATTCATTTTTTTCACGATTTATTTTTATACTTACATTTCCCAATTCATTCACAGCTTTAGGAAATCCTAATGTCTCAAATATTTTATTGGTAATGCTGCCTAGTAATTCCAATTGTGGTCCGGGTTCAAAAGGTTGATTTCCACGCTTTTCTGGTGGTAGTTTATCAAAAACCACACGATCATTTGTAGATGTTCCTGTTCCTGCTGCCGCTGGTTCTGGTTTTAATATTATTAATATCAATCTTTCTGGATGTGATAATCTATTAAAATTTTTATCATTACTTTTTATTAGTCCTGATTTAGACATTTTTTTTTCTAAATCTTCTTTTAAACTTGGTCTCGGTTGAAGAAATTCTGATATCATTAATATAAATTGAGATCTATGTATATCGTCTATAATGGGTTGCAATTCATCCTGTGATTTATCTTCTAAAACAGATGAAACTAATTCTTTCATCATTGTGATTAAAGAATTCATCTTATTAAATTCTTTAACAATATCCCCTGGATCTACTAATTTACTATTAGATACATCACTACCAGTATTTAAAGACTGTGTTGTTGTTGGGGTTGTTGTAGGTGTTGTTGTAGGTGTTGTTGTTTGTGCTGTTTGTGCTGTTTGTGCTGTTTGTGCTGTTTGTGCTGTTTGTGCTGTTTGTGCTGTTTGTGCTGTTTGTGCTGTTTGTGCTGATCCAGTTCCCTCCCCCCAACCGGTAAATTTCCGGACACAACCCTCTATAGGTTCGATTATCGTAGTTATAGGATTAACAACGGATAGATTTACTGCTTCAATTAAGGCATTTCTCATTGAAACTATATCTTGTATCTCCCGTAAAAAGTATGGGAAATACTCTTTTAAGGTTTCTTTATAATTTTCTATATCACCTTCACTTGATCCTAACGCGACTAATCCTAATGGATGAGACCCACCGTCGGATGCCCCTAACCGCATGGTATAATGAATAAATGCCCATCTATTAATATGATGCATGTTATCAGCACGTTCTTTTAACTCGAAACTCTCATATGCAGGGTCTATATAAAGTGATTGTAGAATTTTATCAGCATTTATACGGCCCGTAATTGTTAGATTCAAACTAAATGCAATTTTTTTTAGATGATCCTCCTGAATGATTTGAGTTTGACCATCTATATCAATCATTATGTCTATATTTTGTTGATTAATTTGTTCTTCAAAATATTTAATATTGCTTTCAACTCCCTCAATATAATCACTATTTAATAATTCCATCAAATAGAGGTTTGTTTTAAATATATTTTCAATGTTGATTTTTGATCGTGCGGAGGCAGTCGTGGGTAAAGTATTAGATATTTTTTGTACCATCTGGTCCAATATATCGAGATCAGTCGATTCTGCTTTCTTTAGAAATTCTTTCAAATAAACAAAGTTCCTAAAACTGTTTAATAGTTTAAATATACTAACCTGAATATCACCATTCATAGTGTCCCACTTTTCCCTGACTCCTGTAATTTCAGCTCCCTGTATTACTTCAATAATCACTATGAGTCCGAGGACGTGAACATCAGTATCATCGGTGAAGTTCCTGCGATAATAACTAAATTGATAATTATATGGATGTGCTGGAACACCCCACTTAATTATAGAGAATTTATCGTTGCCTATACCCCATAATGCTTCTGCATTCCAACTAGAGTTTTTTTGTTTATATTCTGATATTTTCTGTGCATCGGGAAAATCTTTTAGAGCTGGGGGGGTCAAATCCGCAAAGGTCTTCCCCAAAGGCCAATTTTCGATCACCGGATCCCAACTCATCGGTGTTGCCCCTGCCATATCACTAGAGTGCTTATAAAATAATAAATATAACAACCTGATATTCATGATATTCATATGATCTTTAATAAGACAATCATCTATGGTTTTTAAATCAATTTTTTGGTCTAGTGAATTGGACGCGAGTAACTTCACATATTCGTTATTCACCCTTGTTAAATATTCATGATGTAATTCTTCACCAAAACATAAATTATTTAAATCTGTTACCATAGAAGCATTACCACCATATTGAATAATCTTATTATAATTACTCATTCTATATATTATTATTACAAAAAAAAAATATATATATTAATTATAAATGGATATCACGTGTGATTGTAAAACTATTACTTTTATAATTATATTAGCATTAATACTATTAATATTAATGGGTGTCTTATTTTATAGGGTTAAAAATAATGTTAATGAAAATGAATGTAATTGTAAAGCTGATTAATATTTAAGTATTTAACCATTATATTTTATATATGTCCAAAGGAAATAAAGGATTAAAAAATAATGGAAATACATGTTATTTAAACGCTGTAATACAATGTTTATCTCATATAGATACATTAAGTAATGGTGATTTTAAACAACAAATCATCAAATACAAAAAAAATGACTCTCCACTATTAAATGAATGGTTAAATATTCAAAATCAAATGTGGATTTCAGATAATAATAATGTAATTGATCCTATCAATTTAATTGATATCTTTAATAAAAAATGTTTAAAAAATAAAATATTTTTTGAATCATTTGAACAAAATGATGCTTCTGAATTTTTAGAAAGATTTATAGAGTTTATTCACAATGAAATATCTAGGAAAATTAACATTAATATTAAAGGATCCCCTAAAACATATATGGATAAATTATATTTTAATAATTTAATATCTCAACAAAAAAGTTTTAAAGATTATTCATACATTATAGAACAATTTTACTCTAGTATATTAAGTCTTACTCAATGTCCTATGTGTAAGCATAAAACAGATAATCATGAACTATCAACTATTTTAACATTATCTTTAAATAATAGTGTAAAATCACTATATGATTGTTTAGATCATTATATTAATTTAGAACTATTAGATGATGATAATAAATTAAAATGTGAAAAATGTAATGATTATGTTAATTCAAGAAAAAAACTTATATTTTGGGATATATCTCCAGTATTAATCATATTAATTAAAAAATATAATGTAAATGGTGTAATATCTAGTTATATAGAATATCCTGTAGAATTAAATATGGAAAAATATTGTATGAACTATAAAGGTCATTCAACTAAATATACATTAAGTGGATTATGTATTCAACAAGGAGGATTAAACTCTGGTCACTATTATTCTATATGTAAAAATAGTTTAGAAAATAAATGGAAAATATATAATGATACTCAAGTTGATGAAATATCAGAAAAAGATATCTTTAATAATCATCCTTATTTATTATTTTATAAACGAATGTAATATTCATTATATTCATCATATTCTTCTTCATCTAATATATTTTCAAGATCATTATAATCATTTAATAATTCAATATTATCATATATAAATATTATTAAATCAAATGGATCATTTATATTTTTAAATATATCATTTGTAAATCCATAAGAAATACTTTTAAATTCATTAAATAGATCTATAATATCAGAACAATACATTGTTTCAAAATAATCAAAATTATTATCTAAAATAACATTATCTTTATATTTTTTAAGAATATAATTTTTATATAAAAATCTATAAAATTTTTTATAAAGAGAATATTCATTGGTAATTAATTGAATTTCTTCATTATTTTTTTCTATAAATATAATTAATTTATCAAAAAACAAATTAATCATATCTATATTATTTAAGACCCATTCTTTTTTCATAATTATTTAATCAAATTGATTTATAAAATATTCCACATTATATTTGATATTATCTAACGAATCATTAGAATTTAAATAAAGAACTCTATTTTTATTATAAAAGTTTAAATCACATTGTTCAGATAGATGACTCATATTTTTAATATGATCTGAATAATTATTAGGATATAATTTTTTTAATCTATCTAATCTAATTTTATTATCAATAGTTAATACTATATAAATCCAATCATTATCTTTTTCTAAAATATTTAATTCATTTTGAAATCTTAAATCATCTATAATATAATTATTTTTATCAGATATTTTATTAATAATATATTTAGCCCATATATCTTCATCAATTTCTCTCATTTTATCAGCAATATTAATTAATAATGATCTATCTTTTACATCTTTATTCATATTAAATAGATCATATGCAACATCTTTAACCTTTTTACCGAATGAATATATTTCAGCATCACATATTTGATTTTTAATTAAATTAGCAATGGTTGTTTTACCAGAACACATTGGACCTGATATAGCAATTTTCATAATATTATATCTATAATAATATTTTTAAATAAAAAGAATAAATTTAAAGTGAACTATATTTATATTTATATTTATATTTATATTTATATTTATATTAATTAAGGACCTCCCATACCACCATATCCAACAGTTCTAATAAGGAAATACATAATGGCGGCAACAATCATTATACTGATTGGTTGGAATAAGTTATATAATATATCAAGGATTAGATCTTGATGGAGAGGAAGATCTTTATCACTCTTCACACATACAGTATTATCATCAGAGGCTTCGGTCGCCGTCAATACAGCTGTCTCGGCCCCATCAGGCGTATATCCTTGGTCATCAGCGCATGTACTGACTTCTGTTTTATCATAATCTGGTTCATCTGGATCAAACCTACTTTGTAGCCAAACACCTAGACTTCTTCTTTTTCCGTCACCAGGACCATGAGTACCATACATTTCATTCATTAGATTATAAAATAAATATCCGAGACCAATAACAAACACAATACCTGTGATGCCTCTGATATAAAACTCTATATGTTGTCCGTCGCTAGAAAATCCTTCAGATCTAAAAGCATCAAGTAAGATAGCATAACCAAATATTAATACAGTGAATGGTAAAACATTATTTAATATATTATGGAATGTGGTTCTAGCAGATGGTGCTGGGGTATAGTTATCCGAGTCCGTTGCATCTCCATATAGTTTAACTTGTACCCCGTCACCCCCTACAGCAGTAACCGATGTTGCCGTCCATGCACAATTACTATTACTATTGCATGTGGTTGAGCCAAGTTTAGGACAGTCCACCCCAGCCGTAGCGGAGATGCTATCACCACTTTTTGCACTACACTGACCAGTAGTTGCCGATCTATAATCACCTAACCCATATAGCCAAGCCATTTCAACTAAAAATGTTACTAACATATACATAAAAGTAATTACAAATACATGTGTATATTCTAATGATTGAAATTTAACTAAAATTACTGCTACAAATATAAACATAGCATAGGTATATGCTAATCTTTTAAGATCATCCATGAGGTAAGTATTATCTTCTAAATCATCGAATATTCCATCACTCATTTTTTTTATATAATAAAAAAAAAAAAAAAAATAAGAAAATATTCAATTAATTAAAAAAATAATATAATATTAATTATAAAATGAAAAAAACAAATATTAGAATTAATAATAATTTTTTGATAAAAAATAATAATCAATATTTTTTATCCGATATATCCGATTATAATGAATGGATTAAAATAAATACATTAGAAAATCACAAAAAAAATAATGTTACAAATCAATATCTAGAATTATCTGAAAAATATGGAATTGACTATAATATCAACTTTATTTTAAATCAATCCGGTGGATGAGGTAGAAGGATTATCCAATCCGGTGGATGAGGTAGAAGAATTATCCAATCCGGTGGATGAGGTAGAAGAATTATCCAATCCGGTGGATGAGGTCAAAAAAATTTATCCCAATCCGGTGGATGAGGTCAAAAAAATTTATCCCAATCCGGTGGTGGATGACCCTATACAAATATTAAAAACTAAAAATTTATAAAAATTTACCATATGATATTTATATTTTTAATAATGAACTATAAATTGAAAGCGTAAATTTAACAACTATAAATTTGAAATTATATTAAAGATTAATTAATATTATAATATAAAATGAAGCTACTAATTAAAACAGAAAATCCAGTGCTACAGAATATGTATGAGAATCATGAACATTATAATCCAGGTGATAGTGGTATTGATTTATTTTGTCCGGAAACTATTTCGGTAAAACCAGGAGAAACTTTAAAGATTAACCTTCAAATTAAATGTGAAGCATATCATAGTAGTGACTCTGAAATGCCTGTATCTTATTATCTATATCCCAGATCATCTATTATTAAAACACCTATAAGATTAGCTAATTCAGTTGGTATTATTGATGCTGGATATCGAGGAAATATTATTGCATGTGTAGATAATATTAAGAATGTTCCTTTTACTATTGAACAAGGTTCAAGACTATTTCAGATTTGTGGTCCTACTCTAGAACCTATTGAATTTAAATTAGTCACAGATCTTTCAGATTCTCAAAGAGGTGAAGGTGGTTTTGGAAGTACAGGTCAATAAATTATAAATTTGAAAACTATTTAAGATTTTTTTACATATAAAATAAATAACTGATTAAAGAATACATAATTGATTAAAACAAACGAACAAATAAACAAACAAACGAACAATGGATTCACTCTCAAAGAAAGTTAACAATGACACTATTAAGTTTATGAACAAATTCTATAAAGAACTTTATACTCTTCAATGTAAAAGATCATATATTCTAAAGGAAAATAAATATGATGATAATATTGAGAAATGTATTGATGAAATGTTTAAGTCACTAGATACAATGTATCTAGCTAGTATTGAAAAGAAAACCGTAGATGAAATGAGAGTAGATAATGATGATTCGGGTATTCCTGATATTCAAGGAACATTCGATGAATGTATTACACCTAGGACACCTAGAACTGTCCAAGAACCTTCTACACCTACGGCACCTGTAAAGGCACGAAAAAAGATTATTGTAGAAGAACATGATTTAGAAGATAATGATGTAGAAGATAATGATGTAGAAGATAATGATGTAGAAGAAGAATCAGAAGAAGAAGAAGAAGACAATGTTCTTAATCATATCATGAATTATTCAGATGATTCAGATAATGATTCAGAAAATTCATATGAGAAATTACTATATTGTGAAAATCTTAACGGTCGTGCCTTTGTGGTTGAAGATTCTCGTGTTATAATAGTATGCCTAGAATGTGGAATACATTTGAATGAAAGTGAACAGCTATCGGACGGAGGATACTATTGTAAACCTTGTAATCTGAAAAGGTATTCTAACTAATTTCATTAATACAATCTACAATATTACTTTCTTTAATGGGAACCCATTTATTAAATCCTTTATTTAGATAGCATTCAACATTAACATCATTTTTTTCATCAGTTAATTCTTTTAACCATTTAGATGTTCTAATATTGGGTATAGAAGCGTAACTATGTTTAATTAATGAACTTTTAGTTTCATTATATAGATATAATTCATAAATATCAGGTTTTAATGATTTAATAATTCTGAAAGAGATATTATTAGATTTTCTATAATTTATTTTTTTATAATCATGATCTTTGAAGAAATATAAAATCTTTGCATATGAACTTTTGAGTGGGATGAAATAAAATCCTCTTACTCTATAATTTAAATTAGGAATAAAATCATTAATAATAAAATCAATATCACAATAATCAAAATATTTTTTAATCATGATAGGACATATATTACAAAATGAATCATCAATATAATTATTCATAAATATATTA